CACCACCACCGCCACCACCACCAGGTACTGCGGATATAGCCGATGCTCCGAAACTAGGAAGTATGAAAGTCATCGGACTTAGGAAGCTGTATCGCCTGCTAATACGAACACATCTGCCACACAACTGATCAAGCCCGTCACAGCGTACTGCCCTGCCGTCTTGGTGTGCGATTGGCGATTGTAGAGTGTCGAACTAGAAGTGGAGAAGGTAATCTGCCCCGCTCCGTATTGGATGACTGAGCAGTTGAACCCTTCGCCTAATCCGCTTGGCAGGGTAAGCGTAATTGCTGATCCATTGGTGAACTTAATCACCTTCCCGTTATCTCCGGCAACAAGCGTGTAAGTGGTTCCTGTCTGCTCGTTAATAGATGCGTCAAAGTCTTCGAGCTTATTACCGCCCAGGTCAACCGTACCGCTCGCAACCGCTATCACATTTGTGTCGGCTGTTCCTACTGTCTTGGTGGCCGCATCTCCAAGTCCGAGGTTGGTGCGGGATGTTGCGGCACTTGCCACATCGCTAAGATTGTTACTTGCGACTAGGTCGCCTTGCGGGGCGAGTGTCATTAGGTTGGTAACGGTTACCTTTTTGGTGGTTGCGGTGCCTGCTACATCATCCACGATGGGCAGGATATCGGCACCCGCCGGGGTGGAGAGGTCAGAGAGTTCGGTAATTTTCTTATTAGCCATAATATTATTCGGTTAAGATTGCTTCGTTTAATTCGGTTCGTAAGACCTCATCGGCCTCAGTTGATAGAAAAGGTGGTAGTTCAAACTCTATGAAATTTCCGTTTTCAGTAATTAGGAATCTACCATTCTCGGTCTTTAGCACCCCATCAGGTGCGGGTACGCCACTTGTTGTGAATGGACGAGGCGTGCCAACATTAAGATCGAGTGCAAGTGCCATTACACATTGTAGGCGATGACCGCACCACTACTTAGAGTGATCCCGGTTATGCTGCCATAGATTGCGGTATTTGCGGATAATGTCGTATTGTCCTGGGACGCAGTAATGTTACCAAGGTTTTCCACATTACTCGTAATGCTGTCGATAACGGTATCCTCAGTCGCCACAATAGCGAACCAATTGCCCGTATGTGCGGAGGTGTCATTGATGTACTTTCCTCCATTAAGTCCTAATCCTCTGTATTCTGATGCCATGATTAAATATTGGTTTGGTAGGTTGTTCCGTAAGTTACGAATTGTATAAAGTTTTGTTGGCCTTGCTGACGCTCCAACTTGTCATGCTCCATAGTTAAAAGTGATTCCGCCTGCTGAAAGGCGACTCCCGCTTTATCCGTCTGCGAGTCCGCATTTAAGAAGTCCCCATAGGCTCCGTATACCGCATACTCGCTAAAGATATATGGGAAGTCTGTACTGCTAGATGTGTAGTCTGTGTAGGGTGCGCGGAATTGCAGGAACACAGGCTTCGTGCTACTGCGATTTGTAAGTACAACTTTACCATAGCCACTACTTGCATATTCCACACGGAATGCCACCTCATCCGCAAACCCGGTGTCATAGGGATCGTTATTGGATATGCGGAGGACTTCGCCAATTTCCGTACCAAAATCGATTACATTCATAATCGTGGATACTGCTTCGGCTCCGCTTCCCCCTCCTCCTGAAAAGGATACCGTGGGGGCAGATGTGTAACCTGTGCCTCCTGCGGTGACCGCCACTCCGTTTACCGATCCATTGGAATCGATTGTCGCGGTGGCGGTGGCTCCGCTTCCTCCTCCTCCGCTAAAGCTAACGGTTGGGGCGGATGTGTAGCCTGTGCCTCCGGTGCCTACGGATACATTGCGTACCTGGTTATCAGGTGTCTTCTGTTCCAAGCGGATAGTATCGGGCCACTTGGTGCGTTCCCATGCCAATCGTCCAAAGCGATTGAAACTACGGATCGCTGAGTTCTCTTCAGTCGTAAGTAACGAGTCCACGCCCACCAGGTGCTTAAGGTTGGTGAGCATTGTACTGACCGCTACTTGTCTCATGCCGTTTTGAAGCTAGGCCCGCTGAAGGACTTCTTTGTTAAACTCTCTGCCTTGAAGGATGGATTGTCGCGAAGGTACTCTTTAATGAAGCTCTTATCGCCCCAACATCCTGGCTTAAATTGATGCCAACGAAAATAATCGCGGGCAGGGATGGATGCTTTTAATTGTCCAAGTCCATCTGCTTTGGCGGAACCCATCTCGCGGTTCTCCTTACGGCATTGTGCTTCACGCATAGCTAACTGTGATTTTTCCAGGTCTACCTCGTAACGCAAATAACGGTCGAGGTTCTTCATAAATTGAGATCCGTTTCCGCTTTTCCAACTTGGTAAGAATATTTCCGCCATTTTTAGTATAGGTTAGAGGGAGGTCCGCATCGCGAACCCCCCTCCGTTAAACACTTCCAATTATTGCCTAATAACACTTATTAGTTAAAATATCCGTGTGCTTTAGGGCTATAAACCGCAAGGCCCGCTACGAGATCCGCAAAACCTCTGCGACCTCCGCCACGATTCTCAAGCTCAGAAGTAGACTCAGCTTTAAGCATGTGGATACCTACATACTCAGGATCGATAAGGAGTCCTGCGTCTGCATCGATAGTAGCTGATCCGGATGTTCTGTTAACGAACACGGATGGCACGATTGCCACATTACCAAAATCTCCTTCGTAGAAGTTTACAGTCAAGCTGATCTTCTTACTCTCAGCAGATTGTGTTACTTGGTAATTAAGGGCAGTTGTAGAACCTTCCTGACGAGCGAAGTTTGAGATTTCGCGTTTAAGTCCAGGACCTGCAATCAAGGTGAGTTGTCCGCCAGGCATTCCGTTGGCTTCGTAAAGCTCTTGGAGTACTGCGTTGAAGGTAGTCTCTGTCTGAGTTCCGGTTGTGTCGTTGGCGACATTTTGGAATCCGGCAGGTACATCAGCAGGCTGACCACCAACTCCTAACCACTTAAGCATACCGCGAGTTTTGTATGGATTGGTTCCATCATCAGCGTCACGGTCTTGTGCGGAACAAACAGCGGCTTCGAGATCTCTTTTAAGTTCGCGAACAGCTTTGCTTTCGGCATTTGCGTACTCGCTTGCAACTCCGGCTGTATCAACGATTTCCTGAAGATCGGAAACTGCGTAAGTTCTGCGAAGCTTTTGTACATAGTTACCAAGCTTTGCGCGGTTAGCGGCTTTATCATCAAAGGATGATGCGTCTTCGCCTTCAAGTACTCCGGCAAATGCGGCGGTACTTAAATCATCGCATTGCCATTCAAAGAATGTGCCTGTTGCGTTTGCTTTCTTAGCCATTGATACCAATGGAGTGGATTCCGGTTCTAACAAGGTGACGATATCGCTGAGATCCTCACGATTTCCGGCTACTGAATATGTTTTTGTAGATGCCATTTTTTATTAATTCCTTTTAAGTTTTAGATAAGATTGATAGTCCGCCGTTGATCCGGATTCTTCGTACTTTTTATACGCCGCCTCCACAGCCTTCAGCTTTGCCGCTTGTGGAGTCTTTGCCCTTGCCGCTCCTGCTTCCGTGGATGCCACGGGTGCTTTTGGCTTTGGGGCGGGTTTCGACTTCTGTTCCTGGCGTGCCTTTACCGCATTCAATCCTTCCACCATGAGTGCCAGGGCGAAGTTTGAGTTTGGTAAGTGGTCAACCAAGGGCTTATAAAGTTTGTTGGACTTTACTTGCATGAACAACTTGTAGTCATCGCTATCCGCGTCTCCTAGAAACTCGAATGTTTGCAATGCCTGCTGATCAGATGCCTGACGCTCCTTGATCCATGCCTGTCTTGCGGGGGCATCCTTGCGTATAATTTTATTCGCGTTGGATTTTATTCTCCGCAGATCGGCCTTGGTGTAGGTTTTGTCACCATCCTTGAGGACATACTCATTTCCGTCATCGTCATATTGGGTCTCGTTTTCCATCCCATCCTCTGCCCACTCGATTAGAGTGTTGAGGTTTTCGACTTCTTTCATGAGTGCCTGCTCATCAGCCACATTGTGTAGAGCGTTGTCCTTGAGGAACCCAGGAGTTTCGCTAGTTTGCGTTTGCTGTGCCTGCTCGGCTTGCGCTTGCAGTTCAGCGTTTTCCGCTAGTAGTGCCTTCTTCTGAGCGGTAAGTCTGCCAAACCGTTTAACCGCAGATGCGTTCAGCGATTTTGCGAGTTCGCGACTTTCCTCTTCGGACAAGTTGTCCAGGTCGATTCCGTACTTTGAAAGAACATTTTCCGAAGGTTGTGGGGACAGCGTATTGTCATCCGTTTCTTCGGCGGTAGTTTCCTCAGCGACTTCCGTAGGCTCCGCAGATTCTTCAGCGGGTTCGTCCGTCTCTTCGGTGGTAGCTTCCGGTTCTGTTTCGTTAGATTGTTTGCGCTTCAGTAATTGATCCGCAAATTCTGCCATTGAGACATTACCGTCTGCTTTCGTTTCTGTTTCCACGGAATTTTGAGAGGACTCCGAGATAACCTCTTCGGTTAATGCTTCCATAATAATCAAGGCTGTAGCCTAGTGTAGCAAAATGTAGTATATTGTCTTGACAATGGCAATAAAAAACCCCCTGCGCCACCCCAAGCGCAGAGGGCAAGTCACGATTGGGAACGAGCTAAAGCTTGTAGAAAGTGTCCAATTCCTCGTCTATCGCTTCGAGCTTCCCTGTGATGTAAAAGTGTCTGTTTGTGTCTGCAATGTTCTCAGGAGTCTGCAACGCCCGGATAGTTTCTTCACGCATACTTTCACGCATTTCAATATATCGCTTGAAGTTGGGGTCGTTCCGGAGAGTGGACAGCGCTCTAATCGCATCTTCATGGTCTATTTCGTGATTTGTTTTCATTTACGCCTGACGGGTTTTACGCGCCTGCCCATACCCACTTTACGCTTTTCCGCTTTCTTGCGGGCAAGCTCGCTCTTGGACATTTCGCTTTTTGTTTTTGGGGTTTTCTTGGAAACTCTTTTAGTGGGGCGACAATATTCATTCTTACCTCCCTGTCCGCATGGTTTACCGCTACGGGTATCCTTCCACTTCTCATCCTTCCATCTTTTGAGGGATGCACCTTTGGCGGACTTCTTTACCTGTCCTTTTGCTTTTCGGCACTTGGCAATCTGTTGGGACGCACGGGCAGATGGGAATACTTTTACCCGTGCCTTTACCTTTTTATAGCATGCGTCCTTTGGCATCTTACCATTTCTTACATGACCAATATCCGGCGCTTAATTTAGACTTCTTTTCATCGCACTTATGTCTTGCTCGGAAGGATTTACGCCGTGCGGGTTCGGATTTTCGTATTCGCATATTAGGATCTCCGAATCTAACAAGGCGTACCTTGTCACCCTCCTTGGCAAGTACGGCAAACTTTTTAGACTTTCCAGGAGTTCGCTTAGGTTTGTTATATCCTGAAAATCGCTCATTGCGATAAGTGATGCTCACTTTTTCTTACGCTTGACCATCTTCTTTCCGGTCTTCTTCGCATAAGCTTTAGCCGCTGCTTTACCCTTTGTGCCGTAACCGAATTTTTTCTTACCTACCATTGGCATAATATATGTCCCTTTCTATGCCGCTTCTGATTGAGCGGTTTGTCCGAACTGCGTGGGAGCCGCACCGAGTCTTCCAATTTCAGCATTTTGTTTCTGCTGAATCTGCATCTGACGCTGTTGCATATATGTCGAAATACGCTCCTGCAAAGCCGGATCTTGTTGTGCCTTCTGCTGAATATCAGGCTGTGATAACCATTGTTGAAATACTTGCATCTTTAACTCATGCGAATCCTGCGGACGAACATTGGGAGGTACTCCTGCCACTAACTCAGCAATTGTCTGCCTCTCCTCATCCACCGCTTTCTGCGATGCTGTCTCCTTGGGGATCATGATCTTCTCCGATGCACCAGGCATGATCTGCCCTACTGCGATCTGTAACATCTTCTCGGTATCCAATGTGCCTGATCTGTCGAGTGCAGGGGCAAGCTCGGCAATCGCTTTTACGCGCTCAAGCATTTGTGCGGGATCTTGTGTCGCCACATCAAACTGCAAGTAAAAGTCGAATCTTTCTCCGGGTCTTCCCTTACTGAACTTCTGTACATCCTGCATTCCGGTAACGCGGAAAAACTCTGCATCGGGTCCGTACTGCTGATACAAAGTCCATACTTGGTCGATCACATACTTCAGGTGATTAAATACCTTATTGATCGTGGCCTGTTGTTTGTTCTGTGCTTCCACAGGATCAACCCCTGGGGCATTATTTCCCATATAGCGGTCAAATAATTCCTGTATATATCTGCGGACTTCCACATTACCGCCATCAAACGGAGGTGTGTTTGCCCAACGGATCTCGCCAGGTGTACGATAAGGGATACGAACTCCAGGACCATACTTACTTGGAGGTCTTCCGAGCGGATGTTCCAAAGGTGGTAAAGTGGCTAATGATTGACGATCAACTAATGCATCACTCTCAATCTTGGCTACCTGTTGTAAAGGTTCTCCGACTTCAGGGATTGAGCGGGAGGAATAAAGTCTTTTGCTTACATTCTCATATTTAGTAACCACGAATGGATACT